ACTCGCTCGAGAGAGCCAGCGAGAGCAGCCGACGATCACCGAACGTGGAGCCGAGCCGGAAATTGCCAAGCAGCGCACAGATCTGCGAGTTGGCCTCCGTGGTCGGCATCACCTGGCTGAGGACAACCGGATAGCCAAGGAATCGCGGCACACCACCATTGGCGATGTCGACCACCGTGTTACCGCCCGCGGCAGTCTGCAGCTTGTGGGCCACCGTGTCAAAGAAGGTCGCGCTCATGATCCACACCGCACCATTGCGAGCGTAGAGCGGCAGCTTGCCGAGGACGCCGTGAAAGTCGCCCAGGACAATCTCCGAGTAGGCATTGCCCGTGGCGACCTGAAGCCCCTTGATGTTGGCGATAGTCGAGTCAACATTGCGCAGCTTTGAGCGGACGCCAGTGATTCCGCCATAGGTCGAAGTTCCATCACCGTTGAAGTAGCACTCGTCCTCTTTCTGCGAGAAGGCATAAGCAATCTCACCGGCGAGGTCATCACCAATGGAGATCATCGCGTCCTCATTCAGCTCGGACGACCAGAGGGTCAGCGCAGCCAGCTTCTTAGCAACCAGGTTGATCTGATCCCACGCCTTGTCGCTGTTCGTGATTGTGGCAGCCTCGCCAACGAAGTAGGCCGTCAAGCCACCCACACGGCGAGGAATGGTCAACGTATCGGAGGACATCGGGACCACCCGCGCAACCCGACGGGCGATGCCGTAGTCCTCTCGAAGGTCGATGATGTCCGCTGAGAACTCCGGTGGGACCAGGTATCCGCCGAGGTAGTTGGTGCCCTCGCTCAGAGCCTTGGTCTGGATGCCGTTCTGATCGCACCACTGCTTGCTAGCAGGGTCACCGACAACGGCTCCCTTGAACCACTTGCCGAAGCGATAAGCACGCTCATCGGCCGACTTGCCAGCCACGGTACCCTTGAAGTTCTTGACCTTGCTCACCCGCGAGAACTCAATGGTCGGCGCGGGGATCGTGTTGTCCGCCTTGGTCGAAGGCGTGCCACTATGGCTGTACGTGATCGCGTTTGACTTCATTGCCTCGATCTCCTCGAGCTGCTTGATCTCCACATCGAGAGCGGCAATCTGCTCGTTACGTCCCTTGATCTCCACCAGCATTTCGGCGGGAATCGTTGAGACATCCTGATGCTTTTCAAATACCGCTTTCTGCTCACTCTTGAGCTTGTCAGCGGCCAAAATCTTCTCCTGAAGTTTGGTCATATATCCATCTCCTAAGCTAACTGCAATTTGAGAAATTCCAAGTAGAGCCGCTTGGCTTCGTCCTCTGGCTTTGGCTTGCCGTCCGGCCCACAACCCATCTCGTCGGCCATCTTGCGCAGCCTGCCACACGCCTTCTCGAGATCGTCGGCCATCGCCGCGCACATCTCGCCATGCGTTGGGTTTGCCTTGCGTCCCTGCGACTTGCGAAGGTCAGAGATCTCTCTGATTCGCGTTTCCAATCCCTCAACCGCAGTCAGCACGGCTCGGGAATGATCGTCAAATGACAAGCCAGTAAGCGACTTGGCATCTGTGATAATTGCTTTGTCATTCGCTGGCACAGTCACCGGCGAGTACTCGTAAAGTTTGAGCTTCTTCAGCAGATAAACCTTGTCGAGGCCCATCTCGTCATAGTCGGCCATGGCCTTCATCTGCTTCTCGAGGGGCACACCATATCCGGCCATTGCCGTGGTCATTCCCGCTTTGTCTGTGACCTCCCACTCTTGCACGTGATAGCCAATGGATAGCCGCTTGACGACGCCATCACGAATCAGCGTCATGGCATCTAGTCCCTTTTGAGTGCGGCTGATCCTTGAGCGCGTCATCAGTCCATAGCCGTCCTCTTTGGCCTCGAGCGGTACGCCGATAGGCGTCATCCAGTCGTGCTGCCAGCACACTACGCCATCGCCCAGGAATCGCGGCAGATCGCCAGCAAACGCGCCCGGAAGGATCATGTCACCCGACTTGTCGATGTTGAGAATGGCCGCGGCATAGCCGGTAAACTCGCCCGCATACTGGCCATTGTCTATCATCTCTGCCGCTTTCACTTCAAAGCTCAGCGTCTTGTGTTGTATTTGCTCAAACCGCTTTTCCATTAGTCTCCCTCGTCCAGCTTGTCCATTCGCTTCACTTTTGCCTTGGCCCAGGTATAGCCCGGATCTCCACCCCACAATGCCCACGCAATCCGTCCCGCTGACGGGTAGCCATCCTCACCCGGCGAGAAGCCTTGTCCCTGCTTGTCGACCTCATGGCGGCTGAAGAATGAATACATCCTGCGCACGGTACGCGGGGAAAGCTCCTTGCCGTTGCTGATGTCTCTGGCTCGTGCTACGCCAACCGCAGTTCCGCCGCGGTTGAACTCTTTACGCCAAGCCAAGCCACGCTCGGCCTCGGCCTTCATGCCTGCCGTGGGTTTGAGGTCGATCTCGACGCCGCGATACAATGCCTTGAACTCAGTCGCTACTACAGGGATATGCACACATCGACACTGCGCCCCGCCAGCGCAATCCGGATTCGGGACCGGCGGGATCTCACCCAGCTGGCCGCCAATGCCGTCAGCGTCACCGCACGGCTGGCAGGTGTTGTTATCCAGCACGGCCGAGTAAACCAGATACTCGATGCTATCGGCCTTCTCTTCAATCTCCGCGTCACGTCCCTGCGACAAGGCCCAGTTCGTGGCCTCGCTTGCGGATCGCGTGATGTATGCCGTTGAACCGGTGGCCATTGTCTCGCGCACGGTCGAGGCGACAGGCTGATTGAGCAGAGCGGCAGAGATCGCCGCGCCGGTGCCTCGAGCCTGAACATCGTTGGCTATCCTCGAGACGATCGCCCCCGCCATCGTGCGAAAGATACTTTGATCAGGGCGTGCTGACTGGTCACCAATATCAGTCACGCCCTGATTCCGGATCTCCTCAATTATCAGGGACGCGCCACGGAGGAAGAGCGCGGAGAGGAGTCCGAAGACCAAAGTCCTGTCACGGTCAGACGGGGATACCGTCGCCGCGTAATACTCTGCAGGGTCGAGACTGTCGAGAGTGTCGATGATCTCGTCCAGGTACTTGCCGCGCAGGGCCAGCAGTGCGCCCTCCATCGAAACCTTGCCCTGCTGGTATGCGTCATCAAGCTGCTTCAGCATTCGCGCTTCCAGCTCGGTCGGTTGGCGTCGCAGAGTCAGGCCATTCCAGTCGACGCCCTTGAGCTTGAGATGGGGAGGCATGGCCTTTGCGGGATTGCTCCCGGCCTCCCCCTCTGCCGGTCCCGGAGGTAGCGTGTCCGTCGGCAGAACTGGTGGCTCTGGCGTCGTCAGAGCCATGTCTGGGGTGATTGGCTTGAGATTCGCGGGCATCACGTAGTAATCGCCATTAGGCACAACGTCATAGCCAAACTGCTCGCGGCATTCGTTCAGGGTCGTAACACCTGACGTGAAGGCGGCAATCGCTCGCGCTTCCTTATCTGACTGGTTCTCTTGTAACGCCCGGATCTCACTCGTGTCGAACTCACACTCAACAGCGGTAATGTCGCGCTCGAAGTCGATCAACAGCTGCCTGGTAATCGTGCGCTCGAACGTCGACCACGTTGGAATCAAGCACTCCTCAAAGGCCGACTTCTTCAGGTTGGCGAGGTTGTTGTATGTCGACGAATCCAGCCCAGCTGACAGCCCCGCCACAATCGCGGGGATACCCAGTGCACCAGAGATGCGCGATTCCGCAAGGTTGGTGATGCTGGCAAAATCCATCTGCTTGGGATCGTAGCCCATCGGCTGAATGCTGGCCTGGAAGTCGAGGATGAGCGGTTCGCCGCGATTGTCCCCGCCGAACTTCCTTTTCCAAGTTTGCTTGATCTGCTCGGCCTTCTCAAAGGTCATTCCGATGGATTCGGTAGGACTCACCACGACGCCAGGAATGGCCATATTGCGACAGAGAGCCGCAACCCATAGTGACACCTCGGTATCAGTGAAAACTTGCAGCAGAGCGGCTTTGAGCGGGGCCAGACCATAGCGAGGATTCGCGGGATTCAAACCATTCCTGAAGTGAACGACGTTCTCCACCGGGATGCGCTCGATCGTGCCATTGATGCGCCGCTCGTAGTAGTCGACGAATGCCGATCCGTTGTCCGGCCAGTGTGGTTTGATCGACCAGTGCGGCTCATACCAAATGGACGTTGGGACGCCAAAGCCTCGAGCATTGCGCTCCTTGATCCAGTATGCGTTGCCGTCGAGATGATAGCTGAGAAGGGTAGCCGCCCACAGTGATTGCGTATCGTAACCCACGTTGGGATTCTCGAGCAGTCGCTCCATGGGATGGCCGTCAATCGTCTCGTCACCCTCGGCCGTTTCGCGGTATACCTCGAACTCAGCCTGGATGAAATTGCGCTGAATCCAGGCCAAGGTGTTGATCACGGCCGAGTTTGCAATAGGGTCGGTGTTCTCGTATGGGAATGTACGGGGAGCCATCGACAAGAACGAGCCGCCCCGATGCGTCATATTCGACGGGTAACGAAAGGCGGTGGATGCGGCTTTGATGCGATCAAATAGTCCCATACAAGAGTACCGTTACACAGATTCCAGAAAAAACTTTTTTAATTAGGTTGCGTAATGACAAATTCATATTCCACCGGCCAGCTTTCAAGTTCACGTTCAAGCTCGACAATCCGCCGATCACGCTCCGCAAGCTGCCCCTCGAGGTATTCGATCGCACTCCAAGGATTGAGCTGCTTCATCAGCTTGTAACGCTTTTCCACTTCTTCTTCGATGCTGGCCATCAATACGCCGTCCCTAGGTTACCCCGCTGCACGCACTCCCACGCGATGGCTCGAGCAATCACCGTGTCATCGTGGCCACCATCCGGCGCAGAGTAGCTGACCCTGCCCGTTGTGCTATTGATGCGCGACTCGTATGACAGCAGCTCGACGCGCCCCACGGGGTCCGGCAGAAAGTGACACTCTTCCCGCTCGAGGGCCAGAGCAAGCGATTGGATCAACGGTGGCTTGGTGCTGCCCGTCGTCTCAAAGCCCCGGACGCTCATGCCTTCTCGCTGGAGCGCCTCGAGGTTTGGCGATCCGATGCTGTTGGTCTCGACCATCACGCTCTGGACGCCCCACCGCTCGACGATGGCCTTGAGCCTTGCACGCTGGAAAGCCCATTCGATCTTGTTGAACCTATCTAGCTCGACCTCCTGCCGGCACGTCGCGCAGATCACGGATATCACGGTGAAGTCATGCTTCTGTCCCCAGTCGACCCCGGCGAAGAGTCTATGCCCTTGATGCTGGCCACTATCCGCACGAAGGCAAGCATCGATGTTCCTGAAGACCGCGCCAGAGTTTTGCAAGAACTCCGCCAGATACTCTTGCCGGAATACCTGCTCCGGAAGCTCCTGCCGTGCTGCCTCGATCTCTGACGCGCTGATGTGGGGATTGCTCGAGGTTGGAGCGTGCCACGACATCCAATCAGGCTGGCTATCGTCTACCCCTCGAGAATAGCATTCGTGAAAGAAGTTGATGCCCTTGGGAGTCGATAAGAAGAAGGCATCGCTTCCCACGTAATCGGTCATCGTCGGACGGATCGCCGCTTGCCAGCTGTCGCCCAGGTCCGGCACCATCGCGGCCTCATCAACGATCACCCGCGCATATTTGCGACCGCGCACACTGTCAGCCGCATCAAGTGACCAACAGTCAATCACGCCGCCGGTAATCAGCTCAATTCGATGCTCCTGCTTGGCGACGCGAGTCTGCAGCTGCTTGGTGGTCTCTACGATCTCTTTCCACACCTCATTGAGCATGCGATATGTGGGGCTGAACCAGCCCACCGGATAGCCATCGAGAGCCTTGTCAATGATGAGGTCGATGCCCAGCGTAGTTTTTCCAAAGCGTCTACCACAAGCCAAGACGTTGAACCGCCGCGCCTCATCGATAATCTGCTGCTGCGCAGGGTGAAGAGAGGGAAGTATCACCTCAATAGTCTTACTTGCGGCGGTCTTCACGTCTGATCACAACCTCCACGCTGCCGGAATGGCTTTGGTCAGCTCGTTCGATATACCCGCGCTCCTGGCCGATGGTCTTCAACGTGAAGCAGACGGCCCAGCCCTGCTGGTTCCTGACAGCGGCAAGCAAGGCATTCTCCGCCTCATCAAGCATCGTCTGCCTGGCATCGTCGAGGATCTGCTGTAGTTCTGGATTGGCGTTAATATGCGCGTGAATGGCTTTGCGTGACACACCCAACAATCGTGCAACATGGCTGATGTTGCCGTTAGAGTCTGTCAGCATTTTGCGCAGCTGATTGTCATCTATGCGCTTGGGTGACGGAGCCACGGGGGAACGCAGCGTCTTCGTCTTGGTTGTTGCAGCCTTCTTTTTCATTGTTACCCTTGTTACCGCTTCATGATTTCATCGATCTTGTTTTCGATGCGGTCAAGCCTGGCCTCGATGCCCTCAAGCTCCTTGTCGAAGGCCCGCGTGGTCACCAGGTGCCGCATCTCCTGGCGGATCTCCTCGACCTCTTTTCGGCTGGCAGAGTATAGCGATTTGACCAGCCACCCC